GACCACAACATTGCTTTGATTTAAGGCAATTTGTGGACCAACACCAGCAACAACACCTGTCAGGCCTGAGCCATTGCCCACAAAATACTGTGCATAAACTGTGTCAATTCTGGTGCCCGGAGCACCAACATCATACACAGCATCAATGCTGGGAATGATCGAGCTGTTGGCTTGAATGTTGCCTGTGCCATTGGCTTTTAATACCAAATTGTTGTTGACCCCAGTCACTGTGATGGTGTTGCCGGTGATCACAACGTTGCTACCCACTGGTCCAGCGGTGTAGATCTCTGTAAAATTCTCGTTTACAGCATCGAATGCATCACGTAATGGTTCGCCGGTGCCATCATTTGCTGCTGCACCTGTGTCAATAATTTGTTGTGCCATGGATAAACAAGGTCCTCTAGTGTATTTACCAAAAGGACTTGTTTGCAGTTTTAGCTGATTCTGGTGTAGGTCAAATATGAGCCACTTTGAATGTTGAGATTGGCTGCGCTGGTTTGTGCTTGTATTGCCACATTGGCATTGCCAGCACTGTAAATTGTGCCAGAGATTCTCACAGTCCTGGGTGTGGTGCCAGTCATGCCTTGTGTGGCTGGTGCTGTGCCCGAAACGTTGGACGTTGATGTGCTAAACGCACTGGTCTGGGTGGTCTGTGCTTCAACGGTGTAGTAACAAGTGCCTGCATCAAAACGTGTGCTGAATCCAGTGGTGGTGCCACCGTCCGGCAGCATGGGCATGTAAGCTTCGTATTTGTAACTGTAGCCTGCCAGGGCCAAAAATCCCAACACTCCTACATTGGCCTGACTCACACTGTTGAATGCCACTGTGGTGGGTTGCCACACAATGTTCTCTACACCAATGCCATTGCCCGAACTGTTGCCTGATACATTCAAATTGGCAGTTATCACATTGCCTGTGGTGTAAACGTTTTGCACACCCACAATGTTGGCACCAGTAATATTACCAGTAGCTGACATTCTGTCGTTGCTGTTGACGTTACCGCCTGTGATGTTGCCGACTGCACTGATGTTTGCACCCGAGTATGAGTTACCGGCCGCTATGTAAAGTGCATAGGGATTGGTAATGGTCATATTGCTGCCAGCCAGTGGTGCATTAGAAATATACAAAGTTGCTGCATCTGTGGTGGTCACAGTGGCATTGCTGGCGGCCAGTGTGGGCCGTGCCAAAACATGAATATGATTGTTTGTTGCTGTGCCTGATACGGCTGTGCTAGAATCTGTATAAATGCTGGTCACAGTTCTGATACCAACACCAGTTGTGGTCCAACTTGGAGTGCTGATCGCACCAGTGATCACCATGTTGGCACTTTGGGCTAAATTGGCACTGATCAAATTGCCAGCATTGACATTGCCTACCACACTGGCAAACGTGCTGACGTATGTGTTGCCAGTGATGGCCAGTGTATGCAAAGGTGCAGCATTGGCAATGCCCACGTTGCCTGATGCGCCAACCACTGTGATTCTTGTGGTGGGAGTAGCAGTGCTGCCAGTTTGAATTTGAATATTGGCATTGCCATCTGTATCAGCGTAAACTGCTTGAATTCTTGCTGTGACCCTGGCGGCGGCACCTGTAGCATCTGATGTATACCATTCTATGGCACCAATGTTTGCACCCAATGTGGTCACAGCAGTGTTAGAATCTTGAAATCTAATCATTGGCGATGTGGTAGCAGTCGATGCTCGAGTTAGAACAATGTTGCCTGAAGATATGCTCAAATTGCCGCTGGTTACGTTGCCCACTGCACTTATATTGCCGCCAGTGATATTACCAGTTGCCGAGATCAAACCAGTGATGTATTCACCTGTGGTGGCATACACAGCCACGTTTGATGTGCCGCCAACTGTGATATTGGCATTGCCGCCGGCTATTGGAATTTCTACACTGGTGGATCCATTGAAAATCTTGTCAGCATTGATGTTGCCTACGAGCACAGCATTGCCAGAAACTGTTAAGTTACCGTTGATGTTTACGAATGGTGAATTTACATTGACCACATCCGTAGCGCCAATGCTTTCTATAGTATAATCACCGCTGACACGTTTGACTGAGCTCATTTACAGATCCTTTATGTTATTTATACGGTCCAGGAAGTCAGCCATGGGCATGTGGCGCATGTTTTTTATGCCGCGCAGTTCAGCAATATCAGCTGTGGTATCTCCTACAACTCGATGAAAACTGGTGTTGGGAAAATCTTTGCAAACAGTCACAATCTGCCGCACCCAGTTGCCAGTGAATGTGGGATTGGATGAGCTTTTTTTGTAGAATTCTGTGTCAGCATACACGTTATTGAAACGATTACTCAGGGTTGGTCCCATGTCAAATCCCAAAAGATACACTGCTAGATGCCGATCAATTGCAGCCAACCCCACTGCTATGGGGCCTGAACTGAATCCAAAATAATTTTGTGGCACTGATCTTGCGCCCAATCCTGGCAAGGGCTTGCGAGTATACATCACATGTTCATTGGCATATCCAGCATGCTGTATGGTATGCGCTATTCCTTTGTCTGTGCTGATCAGCACATCTGGCACAAATTCACGATACAAGGCATTACACCCGTAGACGGTTCCGCGCTGTTTTAATACTGATAAATCCACTGCCAATCGGCTGATGCCGTTGCCTAAAACAAATGCTGCACTCATAAGAAATCCTCCCAGTATGTAGCTGGGAGGACTCTAACACTTTACAAATTAAGAAGTAACGCTGGCAATTTGAGCCAGTTGACTTGTGGCGTTTTGTGTAGCAGTTGTATTCACCATTGATCCACCACTCACAGTGACATTGCCTTCGTCTGTGAAGAAGTTGGCCACGTATTGATTTTCACTGCTTTGAATATTAACACCGTAGTTAGTGTCAGCATAGTTTCCATATGTCATACCGTTCCAGTCACGAACCCATTTGTTGGTGATGTAACTGGCATACACTGCGGAACTGTCACCGGTGCTGAACGCAATGCTCATGTAACCAGCTGCTGGGGTAGCGGTGTTTGACAAAATGCAAATGCCCATGGGGTATGCTGTGCCATTGCCTGACCCGACTGCTGTGGCTGTGAATTCATCGCCTACCGCTGCGTTGCCGTCACCGTGACCCACTGCATTCCAGTCAGTTGTGGTGCCCACGCTGAGAATCTTGTAGGCTTGTCCCACAATGAAACTGCCTGCTGTGGTTGCGGCGCCGTTGTATGTGACCAAAAACTTGTGCGAACCTTTTTGACGCACAATTCTGGCTGTGCCATAAGTGGTGTTTGTGCCATTGGCCAGGGCTACGTTGGCCACTGCAACAATTTCTGGAAAAGTTACAGATGCTGTGCTGTCTGTGTCACTGCCGCCAACCACGCCCAAGAACTGTGCATCGTCAAGTGTTTGAACTGGTGTGTTAAACACTGGATTGGTCAATGATCCAAAGTTTGGATACCCTTGATCTACGTTTACCGATGCGCCTGAATTGCCAGCACCAGGGTTTGTTTTTTGAATTTTAAGAGCTCTTCCCATTATGATTTCTCCTTATAGAAGCCCAATGCGGGTTCTAGCCGCTACGCGGTGGGTTAAGCCGCATAAAACGCAGAATTGCGTTGACTTTTATTTATGGACCTGTTAAAATAATTAACCACACTGTATATGCTGTAAATATTGCCATGGAAACAAACGAAATAATCACAGACGTTGCTCAACTGATTGAGGAAGGCAACCGACTTCGCGGCGAGAATCGTCCAGATCAAGCACTCAAATGCTACATGCTGGCCATGGTGCAAGATCCTAACTCATCTGCGGCATTCAACAATTACGGCAATGTCATGCGAGAATGTGGCTTCCCCAACCGTGGCATACCATTCTTACAGTATGCCATAGAAGTAGACCCCACCAGTGTCACAGCAAAGTTTAATTTGGCAGTGAGTTATTTGATCATGGGTGACTATGCTCGTGGCTGGCCAGCTTACGAAGCACGTTGGCAATATGAACATCTTGCTGGCACAGAACCTCAACACAAGCAGCCACGCTGGACTGGTGAGGATCTCAAAGACAAGACTATTCTTGTGATAGGTGAACAAGGGCACGGGGACAACATACAGTTCTGCAGATTCTTGTATAACTTGCATGCTGCCGGAGCCCGAGTGCTGTTTCAAACCACTGATGGATTGATTCCGCTGTTGTCTAGCAGCGGAGTGTTATCTTGGATTGGCAGATACAGTGACCAACCTCCTGAGTTTGATTACTGGATTCCCATAATGAGTTTGCCTGGCGTGCTGGGCGTTACAATAGAAAATTTACCCCGACAAGTGCAATATATCAGTCCAGCTGCCGACAAAGCTGCTGCCTGGTTAAAACTACTGGGTCCAAAAAAACGCATGCGAGTGGGCTTCAGTTGGAGTGGGCGTAGAGATGCCTGGTTGAACAAACACAAAGGTATGCCTTTTGAGACCATGCTAGATTTGATCAAAAACAATCCACAATACGAGTGGATTAATTTGCAGGTTGATGTCACTAACGAAGAAGACCAGGCATTGGCCGACGCTGGTGTTACTCGTTATCCCGGAAGCGTGCAGAGTTTTGCAGATACTGCAGGTTTGATTGCTGCCCTTGATGTCGTACTCAGTGTTGACACAGCCACTGCTCACTTGGCTGCTGCCATGGGACGTCCTACCTGGTTGATGTTACAATGGTTTGCCACAGACTGGCGATGGATGTTGGATCGAGACTCAAATCCCTGGTACAGCACTATACGCATATTCCGTCAGCCATCCATGGGCGACTGGGCTTCAGTAACCAAGAAAATAGAACAATATCTAACTTGGTTTAAAGTTTAAATATTTGCCAACTGTTGTTTGAACCATGCATCAAACCGGTCAGCCCAGGCAGATGACACAAACTGTTGGCGGTTGTGCCGGTGATGTTTGATATGTTGCCAATACCAAGACACACAGTCTTGAGGATCTTGTAACTGTGTCAACAAGTCCACAATTGGTGTTATGTCATTGAGACTGGCATGGTCAACATAATCAATTTCAAATCCCAATTCTTTTAGAACTTCTAGACTCGCTGGAGAATTATACATTATTCCTGCAGTTTCACTTTCAAACATCTTTGTTGTTTTTTCTGTTATGATACCGCGTTCCCAAGGCACAGTTTCAGTAACAATGTTCAAGTGTGCTTGATATGCTGGATGTGCAATGCTGTGATCGTTGGGCCAATCATCGGGGTGTGTGGCCAAGCTCGTTAAATTTGATTGATAACGAATTGACAACACATCCAGTTTTAGACTAATTAAATTTTTTTTCTGTAGAGTATTCATCACATGATCTCTGTGCCGAGCTGGTCGTCGATTCAAACAAGAAAATCTAAAAGATCTTTGCTGTGGCGGTGCTTCAAAGTTTTCTCTAATGGCCAACCAAAACGGAAAATACACACTGTGGGGTATTGATTGTTGGTATTCTCTACAATCGCCAGATAACCATATGATTTTTTTGTTGGTTTTTTGTGCAATTATTCTAGTGATGTCTGAGATCTGATCTGACTCAAGACAGAAAGGATCTGTTGCACCCATGATAAAAATCACTGATTCAGGAATGTCTAGTAATTTTTTAGCAAGCCTATCAGCGGCTGCTAGATGGTCATCATAACGAACATGCTGTTGATCCAGTTGACGGTCAATGATTCCCAAGAATCCCCCTAGTATTGCACTGTGTTCTGGGAAGAATCGTTGATAAGTTTTTACTTTGTGCCCCAGTGACAATACTGTTTTTTCAAATGTGTCTGTTTCCCAATTTGTTTGAGGGCCTTGTATTAAAAAATTGTAGTGATTGGGCATTTCAATTATTTGTGTGAAAGTTCTAGATACCAAGGTAATATGTTGTTTTTTTCACAAAACATATTTTTAATTTTAAGCCCGCCACAATTAATCATATCAACAAATTCATCTATGTGATATATTTCTTGCAGCAAGATAACGCCATCTTCAGCAAGATATTTTGCAGCATTGGCAAAAAAATCTTTATGAGTTTGCCATTCTTGATCAACAGTTATTCTTTGATGATGGTATTGTGGAATTTCAAAAAGTTGATTGCCCAACTGCAAAGGAAAGTGTGGAGGATTCGATACTATGAGGTCGAACTTGATGTCATATGGCAAAGATTTCAAAGTTGAAGTTTTGTGTATTGACACTTTGTTTGCAAATCTAGTGGGCATGTTTGCAATGGTTTTTTTACAGGCATCCACTGCTGGTTGATACATTTCTAAAAAATGCAAATTTTTACAGATCCCGTCAGCCAACAATCTAAAACCAATTACTCCGTGCCCACTACACCATTCCAGGCAACTGTCAAAAGTTCTATTAGGATATAGCAATTTCAAAATCAGCGGGTATCGTTGACCAATGGAGTTTCCTCCACCATCTAAATTATTGTTGTAAAAAACTTTGAAATCATTAGCCACAAGATACTCTAAATCAAAACTATCATTGTGATCGTTTGCTTTGTTGCTGTTTTTGAAAATATCGATGATGTCATCTTGAGTCAAGGCAACAAGTGATTGCCCATTATGCAATGTCAAAATTTCATGCTGAATGTGTTCAGGAAGTTTTGTAAATTCATATTCATTCACACATTCTGGCCAAGTTGGGTCTTTTATTTTTGTGTAAAAATCATGCCAGGAATTCATAGCAATACTTACCAACAAAAAACCCGCCGAAGCGGGTTTCTTGAACTTCCCATCCCTGGGTTGTTGTTCTCTGATTAGGAGAATGAAAGGTTAGACACAGCGATCTCGCCAACATAGTCACCAGCATTGCCAAAAGACGATGCAGTGTTAGTCAGTTCGATGTAACCATAACGTGTCATGAATGACACCACTGGTTCGAATGTGCTTGGATCCAACACCACGCCTGATGACATCAATGGGATGTATGGGCAGTAGAATGCTGGTGCGTCAGCTTCTGAAGAACCTTTGTAACCAACCAGCACTGATTGTGTGTCAGAAGCATAGCTGTCAACAAACACACGCATAGAGCCGTTCAATGTACCAACAAACTTGGTGTTGGTAGGTGCTTCAAATGTGCCTTCTGTAGTGCGAGCAAAAGCAGAAGTTGTTGCAGATTGCAATACTGTCAGTGCAGCTGAACTAACCACAGCGTAGTTACCAGCGCCACGACGAGTGCGTTGAGCAATCAAGTTAGCAACACGGTTAACCAACACTGCCAAAGCAGCGTGTTCGTCACCAACAAATGTTGCAGTGCCGGAAACAGTAGCTTGGTTGTATGTGAACTCAGTAGCGGCCAGTGAACGCAGGCTCAAGAGAATCTCTTGGTCAATTTCAGCTGTAATCTCTTGAGCCAATGCTGCCATGATTTCTGCTTCAACGTCAATACCATGCATGGCTTGTGCGTCTTGTGCAGATTCAAATGTCCAGCGAGCTTGCAACTTACGTGTGCGAGCTTCAACGGCTTGTTTCAAAATTTGGACAGAAATTTGCTTACCGCCAGTACCTTCCATGGTAGCTGTGTTGCCACCAGTGTAGCTGGTAGCAGTAGTAGTACCTGCAGGCACAGTAGAGTATGCTTGAGCAATTTTGAATGGGCTCAATGCTTCTTCACCAGCTGATACAGAAGTAGCGGCTGCTGAATTGTCTGTCAATGAGTTGGCATAACGCACACGCAGGGTGTGGATTTGACCAACAGGACCTGTCATGGGCTGAACGCCAACCAACTCGTTAGCAATAACGGTAGGCATAACACGACGAATCACTGGCAGAATAACACGGTTAAGTGTGGCAATGTTACCAGCAGCAGTAGAACCTGCTGTTGCATTCTCTTTCAAATAGCGACGTGTATTCTCTAGGATTACATTCATGCTATTGCGTCGAGTTCCATTAAGACCTTCTAACAGTGCCTCTTTGGTTTCGCCCCAACGACTTTCTAATAGTTCTTGTGACATTTAAGTCTCCTTGTTAAGATTAAAGACCTGCCAGGCGCTTGAGGTCAATCACGTTGCTGCGATCTTCCGACACACTGGGAACAGTAGTTTTATCACCAGTTACTGAGGTAACAGATTCTGCAATTACTTTACGGG